AGCAGGCTAGGTAACAAAGTTGACATTCGGGGGGTGCCACCATTGATGTTACAAGTAGCCAATATCAATCATTTGGAAATTTACAAAAGTTACCCAATTATGTCATTGTACTCTTCTATAACAGTGCGTACAATACAAGTGGGCTATCCTATCCTATCCTTATTTGGAGACTACAGTGAACAATTCACACAGAGAACGGTCGCTGCGTTACAGGCGGAAAGAATCATCGTCTGCTAGGGATATCGGAGAAGTTCCACCCGTAGCGGATATGGAAAGGAAAACGCAAGGGGAAAACAGCTTGCTGTTCTTCTGTTTGACATATTTTCCTACAGTGTTTACTCGACCGTTTGCACCAATGCACCATACGGCTATTACAAAGCTGGAGCATCTTGTCAATACAGGTGGGATGTTTGCTTTTGCAATGCCAAGGGGAACAGGGAAAACAACACTCTCGGAATGTGCTTGCCTGTGGGCGTTATTGACTGGGAAAAGGCGGTACGTAGCTCTTATCTCGGCTACAGAAAAACATGCTTCACAGAGTTTGTTTAACATTAAAAAGGAGTTATCGACTAATGAGTTGATCTTTCAGGATTGGCCGGAGGTGGTTTTTCCGATATGGGCACTTGAAAACATACCACATAGAGCATCTGGACAGTTGTGTAATGGGGAGCCAACTTATATTATTTGGCGAGGAGAGCAGCTAGTGCTTCCTGATATTCCAGGGAGTAAAGCCGGTGCATCAGTTATTGAAATCAGAGGATTGACTGGGGCTATCCGGGGTATGAAGTGTAATCTGCCTGGTGGAAAAGGAACCGTAAGGCCAGAACTTGTCATTCTCGATGACCCCCAGACTGATGAATCGGCCAGGTCTGTGTCGCAGTGTACACATAGGCGTGATTTGATACTTGGTGCGGTATTGGGTTTGGCTGGGCATGACAATGAGATATCTGTTGCAATGCCCTGTACGGTTATTCACAAGGGGGATCTGGCTGATCAATTCCTAGATCGTGATAGCAGGCCGGAATGGCAAGGGGAAAGGACAGCACTATTGACGTCAATGCCTACTGACACTAAGTTGTGGGATGAGTATTTCTACATGCGACGTGGCGGTGGCGATAAGGCCGGGCAGTTTTACATTGACAATCGCGATGCAATGGATCAGGGGGCAATTGCATCCTGGACGGAATGCTTTACACCAAAGCAGGTATCAGCTATTCAGTATGCGATGGACTTGAAGATGATAGTAGGGGAGCAGGCATTCTGGGCTGAATATCAAAATGAACCACTTGATGATATCTCCGATGGAGATATGGTTACGATTGAAGATATTGTCGATAAGGTTACAAAGTACAAACGTAAGCAAGTTCCGGAAAATTGCCAGCACCTTACTATGTTTGTTGATGTTCACAAGAAACTGCTGTACTATGTGATCTGTGCCTGGGAAGAGAATTTCAATGGCTATGTTATTGATTATGGCACATGGCCTAAAGTTGACCGGCGATTCTTTGAGATGCGTGAAATAACCAATGGTTTACAGTGGAAGTACTCGGGTGCAGGAGTAGAGGGAGCGATATATGCTGGATTGAAAGATTTAACTGGGAAAATGCTTAGCAAACGATGGGGGGCACCTGAACTACAGATAGGGCAATGTATTGTAGATGCAAACTGGAAAACCAGTCTCGTGAAGTCATTTTGTCGGGAGTCACCTTTTGGGGCCCTTATCCTGCCTGGTCATGGTCGGTACATTGGAGCAGACAGGCGGCCGCTGAATGAATATAAAAAGCATCCCGGTGATAGATCGGGGGTGAACTGGCGTGTTCCGTCTCCACTCGGTAGAGGCGCAAGCCGGCATGTCATCTTTGACATTAACTACTGGAAAAGCTTTGTTAACTCTGCCTTTTTAACTCCACCGGGTGAAAGGGGGTGTTTGCAGCTATTCGGTGGGACTAAGCATGAGCTTCTTGCAGCGCATTGCGTGGCTGAATACTTTACCGAAGTATCCGCAAGGGGGAAAACCATTAACCAATGGAATGCCAGACCAGGCAATATGGATAATCACTGGTGGGATTGTCTAGTTGGCTGCTCGGTAGGTGCTTCAATGATAGGCTGCAAGACTGTCGATACGACAGCACCACGTCAAGCGAGAATGAAAATTAGATACCTTGACTAAAGGGAGTAGCGATGTCGACTGTAATTAGAGTGATCGAGACAAAGGTTGCTAAGGAACAATACGGAAAAGATGCTAAGGAAATGCTAGTGTGTCCTGCATGTGCAAAGCAGGATGGCGTATTGATAAACATTGTAAATGAAATGGATTGCAATGACGTGAATCAAGAAGGCAAATCGTTTACTAAGATTATCTGGGAACGGTGGCGGTGCCTTGCCTGTTCTAATGTTTGGATAGAGCGGTATGCAGTTTCGCTAGGGGGCAAGCGGGCAAACAAAGAGTACAAGGGGTCATTCGTTAACCAACCACCAGTTGGAGGGGTTGCTAAACGCGGTGTTGTTGTATAGAATTACACATAAGGTGGGATTATGAAGACTGCAGCCGAAATAGCAGAGCTGATTCGTGAGAATGCGTCAAGCAGTCCCGGAATTTTGGAATTGTCAGTTGATGGCGTGAGGATTAAGATTGACAAGACAGCACTTGACTACTGGGAGCGTCGTGCAGCTCGCGAAGCATCTCCCACTGGGCGACCAATTTCCTTTAGCGTGGACTTAAGCTAATATGTTTGGCTTTCCGTTCAAATTTGGTTACGATGCTGTAACAACGGAGAAGAAGCGTAAGGCTCCAATCTCTGATGTTAAGTCAGAAGATGATCAGCTTTCTTCATCTGAGCGCAGGAAGTTGGTTAGTACAACAAGGGATTTGCGGCGTAATTTTGCACTGACAGCCTGGGCCATAAGGAAGCATCTTGATTACATTGCGACGTTTAACTTTCAGGCTAAAACTGGAAATAAAGCACTTGACAAGAAGCTGGAGGAACTGGTAGCCTGGTGGTCCAAGAAGGAAAACTTCGATGTAGCTGGTCGGCATGGAATGAAGCGATTCATTCGAATTGCCGAGGCTGCGAGAGTTGTAGACGGCGATATTTTCCTTCACCTTATGAGCTCTGGCATGATACAGGGAATTGAAGGTGACCGTGTTGTTAATGTCAGGGGAGTGTTACCAAAGCGGTATAACATTGCTGACTTCAAGCGTGGGATAAAGTGTTCAAAGGGTGGTCGAGCGCAGGCTTATATGATTGCCAAGCGAAGTAGTACAGGCGGGCAGCTGATTTTCGATAAGATTATCCCCGCCAAATGGATAATGCACTTTGCTTACTGGGATAGGATTGACCAGATACGTGGCATTGGCCCACTTGCGGCTGCACTCAATACATCGCGCGATAGCAGCGAGGGGATTAACTATGCTCTTGCGCGTGCCAAGGTATCACAGCTATTCGCACTGGTATTAAAGAGGGAAAGTAAACATCCGCCGGGTGAATTAGACGCCGACGATGATGGTGATGATAGCGAAAATACAGTTGACTTCGGCAAGGGGCCAATTGTCTTTGATCTTGATTCGGAAGATCAAGCAGAGTTCCTGGAGAGCAAGCAGCCTGCCCAAGAGTTTCAGACATTCATGGAAACGATGTTTTCATTGACACTGAAAGCACTTGATATTCCATACTCGTTTTACAATGAGAGTTTCACTAACTACTCAGGAAGCCGGCAGGCATTGTTATTGTACGAGCAATCTGCCAATGCAAAGCGAGAATGTATGCGTGAGTTGCTAACAGCTCTCACGAAGTGGCGGATGCGTATCTTTATCCTTAATGGTCAGCTGGAACTTCCGTCAGGAATGACGGTGGATGATCTTAACTGGGAATGGCAACCATTTGGCTTGCCGTGGATTGATCCACTTAGGGAAACGAAAGCAGACACTGAATCGATATTCAATCGCACTGCCTCAAGGCACCAAATTGCTCGTCGTATGGGTCGTGACTGGGGGGACATATTGAATGAGCTTGCCGAAGAAGAAGATGAACTTGCACGACGTGGCCTTGAAGGATCTTCGACTCCCGGAGAATCCTCGATTGTGCAATACATTGAGCAAGACGACTCTAACCGCAATTGAAAGAAGTAGGTTATGGTTACTGAAAAAAGAACAATGCGAGCCAAGGACTTAGTTCTCCAGGCCGGTAATCTGGCATTTGGTGAATCGAAAGGAGCACTGCCTGAAGCAGTGATAACACCTGTCGAGTTAACTGTTCGCACGACATCTGCAGTTGGCACCTGGGTAGGGCCAATGGTGCATGACCTTAATGGTGTCTTTTACAATAAGAAGATTCCACTTGACTGGGTTCACGAGGATGGTCAACCAAGCGATGTCATTGGCTTTATCGATAACGTCAAGGCTACAAATGACAGCGTAAAGTGCACTGGCCAGATAGTGTCAATTGCCGAAATGGATACTGCTGATCAAGTTGTTAAGAAAATGAAGGCTGGTGTGCCATTTGAATCGTCGATATCCTTTGGTGGGCAGGGGCTGGAATTTGAGGAGATAGGTGAAAACACTTCCACTACGGTTAATGGTAAGAAGTTCGATGGTCCTGGTGTTATTGTACGGAAGTGGCCATTGCGTGGAGTAGCTGTATGCCCGCACGGGGCAGACAATTCAACAACAACCTCCCTGGCACTTAGCGACAAGGAGGTTCCTGTTTTAGTAACTGTTAACAAGGAGACAAGCATGGCAGATGAAAATACCCCTTCGCCAGAAGAGTTGAAGGTCAAACTGGAGAAGGAACTCGCCGAGAAGAAGGTGGCTGACGAAAAGGCTGCGGCTGATACAGCTTTGGCAGCCAAGCTTATTAAAACGGGCAAGGACTTTATGGATGCCTTTGGAACCAGTGGTGCTGTTTGGTTCGCGGAAGGCAAAACTTTCGATGAGGCCCGTGATCTCAATACCACAAAGTTGGTAGCTGAGAATACCAAGCTAAAGGAACAGATTGCTGCTGCAAAGCTTGGTGATAGCGAGTTGGTCGATGCAGGTGATGACAGCAACGGAAACAATGTGCTTGAAGCTCGTGCGGCTGAGTTCGCTGGAAAGTTAAGTCCTGGACTGGCAACCTTCGCCGCTGGACTAAAGATCAAGTAGAAATATCAGAAACAAGTTGTTTTCACAAAGGAGATACACATGCCTAAACTTCAAATGAGCCAGCTGGCAGCAGCGTTAGTTGAGCTGGTGCGAGAGGAAACTAAATTCACAATGCCAACGCTTGTGGATATCGCGGTTGCAAATGCTGCCGATAGTGTTGTGGGTTTGATTGATGAGACAATTAAGACTCACCCAGAACTTGACTTGATATCCGCCAGGAGCATTGCCGGGATTAACTACAAGACTTTGGTGCGAACTGTTCTTCCTGGTGTTGGTTTCCGTAATGCCAATGAAGGCTATACAGCTACCAAGGGCACATATGAAAACCGATTGGTTGAAACTTACATCTTCAACCCACGTTGGGAGTGTGACAAGGCGGTGGCTGATCGGTACGAAGATGGACCAGAGGCGTTCATTGCCCTTGAGGCACAAGCTATTATGGAAGCTGCAATGCAAGCACTTTGCACGCAGTTCTACTACGGTCGCACCACACTTGCAGCCAAGCCGCGACATACTACACTTGGTGATACCAAGGGTTTCTTCGGCCTTCACGATGCCATGGGCTTGACAGTTGGCACTGACTTGATTATCGATGCTTTGGGTGCCAATGCCAGTGCTGGTTCTTCAGTGTTCATGCTGAAAACTGGTCCCCAGGATGTCAATTGGGTTTGGGGGAATAACGGTGCCATGGAAGTAAAAGATGCCAAGGAGGAGAGTGTCCTTGACTCTGGTGGCACCAATTCGTTTACCGCGTACAGGCAGGAAATGCTTTCGTATCCTGGTCTGCAAGTTGGCAATGTCGATTGTGTTGGGCGTATTGCTGAACTTGGCAGTGCTGCCTCGGGTGGTACAACACTAACAGATATCCTACTTGCAGCTCTGTATGCCCTCTTCCCGCTTGCCAAGAAACCTGATATGATTCTCATGGCTCGGCGAAGTCAGGCTCAACTCCGCTCGAATCGAACTGCCACGAATGCGACTGGTGCTCCGGCTCCATTCCCAACTGAGTGGGAAGGCATTCCGATTCATGTTACCGATTCGATTTCCATTACCGAAGAGATCGCCTTGATCTAAGGTAAGTTTAACTCAAACACAGGAGTTGTGATATGTCGAATGTTCCTGATAATCGAGACACCTTTAACCTGAAGGATAAAACCTTCATTGAAACAAAGGCGCTTCCTTCTACTACTACTGTTTACAGCACTGGATTTGATATCAATGCCCTCACTGCCAAGGGGGCACGGCTGGCTGATATGGAAGTGCTGATATCCGTTCCGGATGTGGCTGTTGGCAGTCTTGCTAATGGGGCAACTTTGAAGGTTTCCCTTATCAAAGATACAGCAAAGCCACTTGATGCATCAAGTACTGTTGTCGTAACTGATGGCATTGACATGCTTGGTGCTGGTGGCGTTGGTGACGAAGGGCAATCCTTTAGGATGAAGTTGCCTACTGACTGTTCACAGTACATTGGCATAAGCATTACGACTTCTGCCGACGCTACCGTGGATGCCCAAGTTGCAACAATGGAGTTGCTATTCTAACGATTTAGCACGGTGGGCTGCGGGTGCTGCCTTTTGCTCCCCAGGGAAGGCAGTATCCCGCCCGCTGCGCGAAAATTCCCCAAGGAGGTGTAAAGATGGATGAAGTAAAAGCTGGCTGGCAAACAACCGAGTTCTGGATGAATCTACTCGCGGTAACCATTGCTTACCTAATGACTACGGATTTGAGTGAAACTGCTATGGTAGGCAAGGTACTAATAGCACTTGCGGCTGCGCTTGCTGCACTTGGCTATACCGCTTCGCGGGCTGTCGTAAAGCGCGAGCAACTACGTGCGATTCGTAAGTGACTTTACTAACCCAATGCTAAAGGAGTGAATCATGAGTAACGTGCAATCAACAGCAAGTGAAAGAAAGCATCGACGGCAACTTGGGGTCAATTTCCGCAGTTGTCTGCGAGAATACCGAAAGTTAAAGGCCGAGGGCTTTGCTGACCTGGATGATGCCGAAGCCGTTTCTGATGCAATCATGGACGAGTTGATTGTCCTTAAGGTTGGTGATCCTGGTATCGATTGGGAAAACATCGACTGGGAGAAGCTGTTTGAGTTTATCATGAAGATCATCCAGATGTTCATGTCCTTTATTTAAGGAGATTTACCTTGAAATTTCACGGGCTATTTCAATTCCTCGCAGTTGTCCTTGCGTTTTGCGTAGTGGCAGCTGGCGAGGAGGCCCAACTAAACGGGCCAGATCAAGTCAAGGCAGGTCAAGCGTTTGATGTCACTGTCTCGGGAATGGAATTTGATCTCTCGATTTTTTCAGAGGAAACTTCTCCGCCACAGGTGGAATGGAAAGTCATTCCAGCAGGTGGTACTGTTCGCTCTAGAATGGAAGTACTAGTCGTTGTCGATAAGGTGACCAATAAACCCAAGTGGGTTGTCAATCCATACGCAACGGTTTCGCTGTCAACAGCTGGGAAATCTGGCATTGTTCTCATGGTGGTTAAGAATGGCATTGGCCTATTATTGGTGCACGAGGTCACCGTTGGCCCTTTTCCAAACCCAGAGCCAGAGCCAGAGCCAGTACCGGACGAAAAGCTTTGGGGGGCTATCTTAATCGAAGAGTCTGGGAGCCGCCCGTGGCAATTGGCAGCCATTTTGACGAGTCAGAAACTAGAAACCTTTTTCACAAACGGGGAGTTGAATTGGACTGTAGCGGATCAAGATGCTACAGACGCTAGCCTTCAGCCGTATATTGCCAAGGCAAAGGAAACTGGATTGCCAATGTTATTTATCGTTGGCGTAGATGGTGCTGAGTTATACAAAGGAGCGGTTCCAAAGAATGACGATGGGCTTATTTCCTTGGTTAAACAGTTTGCGAAAGGAGGAAGATAATGTCATTTCCCGTAAACCGCAGGCGAGGTTGTTTGCTTCGCAAGAGTAAGCCAGGTGGAATATGTCCATTGGCTTCGGAGCATATCAAGCTGATTCCAAAGTCTGACTGGGCAGAAGCAGCCAAGGAAGTTTCCCTGGTGCCAAAGATTGATTTCATCTTAGACCAGGGGAGTGTTAGGAGTTGTGCAGCTGAAGCTACTGCTGGGGGGGACATGATTGTACGTGCTATGGCAGGCCATGAACCTGTCAAGCTTAACCCGTATTCCATATACCATACAACTTCTGGTGGTCGTGATAATGGCAGTTCCATTGATGAGAACCTTACCTTCTTGCGAAAGCATGGCTGTGCATCACAGGCAGTGTGGCCAAGATCCAAGGGCTGGCAAACTAGTCCATCGGAAGAAGCAATTGAAGATGCAAAGAAGTACCGTGGCATAGAGTTCTTTGACATTTCAACCATAGAGGAAATGGTTTCCGCATTGCTCCAGGGTTTTCCAGTTGTCAATGGATCAAATGGTCACGCTGTGTGCAAAGTTCAACATCTTAATTCCAATAAGGGGCTAGACCTTAACTCCTGGGGCAAAGATTGGAAAGATGGGGGTATGGGTATCTGGGCTACGTACAATAAGGTTAATTGGAGTTACGGAGCCTGGGCACTGCGAACTGTAGCAAGTAGCGGCTTGTTGCAAGTTCCAATTATGGTGTAACCTGTAGTAAAGAGTAAGGCATGGATGACAGGAATGTAACACTCGTGGATTGTAACGTAAGATGTAATCGCCTGTGGTTTGCACTTAAACTTGGCGGTGGATTCCTTGGTGTAATATTCATGGTTATTTGCCTGGCATTTACAACAGCACGAGAGGCAAGCAGTAAGGCGGTGGAAGCCAAGGCGGTAGCGGGAAAAAATAAGACTGAAATGCAGACCTCACTTAGCTTCGTTCGCGAGGGTCTACATAGGATTGAAACGAAAATTGACAAAATCAACCAATAGGGGAAAACATGGTAATTTGGATAGTGCTTGGCATTTCAATTGCGTGCCACCTAATTACCTTGGTAATTGCAATGGCTACCAAGAAAAGTTACATGACCATTTACAATGTAGGCCACATGAATGGTTTTGTAGAAGGCCTAAGAGTTGGTATCAGTAAAAACGTGGTAGTCAAGGAGTATGATCCGAACGATTACGTAACACTGGGAAATTGCCCCAGCTGGCGATGTGAATACAATTAGATTAACCAATACAAAAGGGAGGATGTAATGAAAAACAAAGGTAACACAGGCAGCATTTGGGTATTGCTTACTGTAGTGACACTGGCAATTGCCGGAATGGTATTGCTACAGTGCAACGACAAGCAGACATTGGCTTCGTCTGATCTTCACCTTTCGTCCAAGGGTAGTATCAATAAGTTAAGTGGTTCTTGGGATGGCATGTCAGATAGACTGTGCGTGACTGACTTTGACCATAATATGGTACATGAAGGTACCATGTATCGTGTCCAGTATGTTCAGTCGGTCACAGATACGGATGATATTTCTGCTATCGTATTTTCAACACCAATGACAAGTGGTGAGAAAGTACACATAGTCTGCGAGGGCCAATCTACCGATCAGGTGGAATATAAGTTGCTTGAAATACCATCGGTCGATGAGGGTGAAGCCACATCGGTGCAAGTTCCGTTTAATCGCAATCGCGATAGTGCTAATACTTCTGGACTGTATAATGTCGAACCAGTAAAAGCGACAGGTGTTCTTGAATGGACTGGCTTAGGAGTGGAACTTGACATTATCACTATCGGTGGTGATAGTTATCAGTGCACGGCTGTTGAAGGTACCGCAACTGGTAATGGTCACTTTTGGGTAGATCTTGGCGATGCAGCGGCAGCTACACTGGTTACTAACTTTGCAACTTCCATTACTGCCAATGATACTGAAGGCATAGGTGGTGCCGATGGTGCTGGCAATACCATTGACTTAACGGCTGATGCCTTTGGTACAGTTGGAAATGTGGTAGTAACTTGTGATGGTGCTAATGTAACAGTTACCACAATGGTTGGTGGCATTGGTGCTCCGAATGATGGTGGCGATACTGAAATACACGGTGTTGTTAATTCAGTTTCATGTTTTGACAAGACCGATGCAGCTGCTGCTAATATTACAACCACCACGGCATTGGTGGATGAGATTATTGGCCAAGGTGCTGCAACGCCAGCTAGAGATTCACAGGCTGGTGAATCTGGCGGGCAAAGAGAGTGGCTGCTTAAAGCTGGTACGCAGTATTGTTTGTACATGAAGTCGCTTAATGCGAATGACAATGTTCATACATTAACCTTGTCGTGGTATGAGTATGCAGATGCTAACTGAAACTCCCGACTACATCCTACTGGCCCTGCTTGGCTTGGCTCTGCTACGGAGGGCGTTGCGATGATACCCG